GCCCCGCACCACAAGACCGCCCGAGGACCACCACCCTTCCCGGCCCTCGAGCAGCAGACGGCCCCGCCACTCGAATCCCCCCGGTGGCGGGGCCGCTCGCATACCTAGCGGTAGTAGTCATCCGTATAAGACGGCCCCGACGGCTCGTCCTCACACCCCTCATCCCGATCCGGCGTCCCATGCTGGATCACCAGGCTGTACCCCTGCGCAAGGTTGCACCCCTTGTCCGCCCACTGCCCGGCCAACGCCGTCCACCCGATCAACAGCACCAGCACAGCCACGATCTTCAGCCCGCGGGTAGGACGCCAGCCCCGCTTCTCCGTCTCACTCATCCGCGCAGGATCCACCCCAGACCCGGCCCGGGGGAACACAAACGGCGAAATCGGCGATCATCCGTAACAGGCGCGGGGCCTGACAACCACACAGCGGGAGCCCCACCGCCATGCCCACACCCGAGGAACCCACCGGCGCCACCTACATCCGCACCGCCGACATCCCCCTCGACGAACTCACCCCCTTCCCCGGCAACGCCAAACGCGGCGACGTCGACACCATCCGCACCAGCCTCCGCCGCAACGGCCAGTACCGTTCCCTCGTCGTCCGCGAAATCCCCAACGGCCCCCTCATCGTCCTCGCCGGCAACCACACCATGCAGGCCCTCACCGCCGAAGGACACCAAACCGCCCGCTGCGAAGTCGTCCTCTGCGACGACAACACCGCCCGCCGCATCAACCTCGCCGACAACCGCACCGCAGAACTCGGCGAATACGACAACGACGCCCTAGCGGAGCTCCTGTCCTACCTCGACGGCGACTACGAAGGCACCGGCTACACCGACGACGACGTCAACGCCCTCCTCACCGTCCCCGAGGAACTCCCCGACGCCCTCGACGACGGAGACGCTCCCCCACCCCCGAAAGACCCTGTCACTAAGCCCGGAGACATCTGGACCCTCGGACCACATCGGCTCATGTGCGGCGACTCCACCAACCCCCACGACCTCGCACGGCTCACCGAAGGCCACGAACCGAACCTCATCTACACCGACCCGCCCTACGGCATCGCCATCGTCAACAAGGCTGGCAAGGTCGGAGCCAACGTCGGCTACCCATTCGGAGGAGTCAAGAATGGCAGGCAAGGCAGCAAAGGAACCATTCAAACTGCCGAGTACATACCGGTAGCGGGAGACGAAACCACCGACGCGGCAGCAGACGCTTTCCGCCTCCTCCTCGCCGAATACCCAGAGGCCCGTCACGTCTGGTGGGGAGGCAACCACTACGCCGGATCCGCAGCGCTCCCGGACTCATCCTGCTGGCTGATCTGGGACAAGGAGACCAACGGCAACTTCGCAGACGCGGAACTGGCGTGGACCAACCACACCGGGGCCGTCCGCCTGTTCCGCCACATGTGGAACGGCATGCTGCGCGCCAGCGAACGCGACAAGCGCGTCCACCCCACACAGAAGCCCGTCGCCCTCGCCGAATGGGCTTTCAGCGTCGTCGACCCCGAACACACCCGCGAAACCGTCCTCGACGTCTTCGGCGGCTCCGGCTCCACCCTCCTCGCCTGCCACACCACCGGACGGGTCGGACTCCTCATGGAAATGGAACCCGCCTACATCGACGTCATCTGCCGCCGCTACCAGCAGGCCACCGGCACCCAGCCCGTCCTCGCCTCCACCGGCGAACCCCACGACTTCACCACCACCCCCGACAACAGCAACGCCGAGTGACCCCCGCCCCATGCTGGAACCCATAAGACCCTGGAATCGAGACGCCCATGCCCGCATCCAAAGCCCAGAGCGCCAAAGCCGCTGAGAAGCGCAAGAAGGCCGTCGCCCTGAGGCTCGCCGGCATGGACTGGCAGGCAGTCGCCGACCAAAGCGGATACGCCTCCGCGGGCGCCGCGTGCACAGCCGTCACCGAAGCCCTCAAGGTCCACCTGCAAGAGCAGAAGGAGGTCGTCGAGGAACTCCGCGCCGTGGAGATCGCCCGCTACGACCGGCTCCAGGCCGCGTTCTGGCCCAAAGCCATCACGGAGAAGGACCCGAAGGCCGCCGAGGTCGTCCTGAAGTGCATCGCCGGCCGGGTCAAGCTCACCGGCACCGAGGCCCCCCTTCGTACCGAGCACTCCGGCCCGGGTGGCGCGCCCATCGCGTTCACCTCCGCGGAGATGGACGAGTTCGAAGCGCTCCTCACCGCCGGCGACGTCCCCGCCCCCGACCCGGACAGTGAGAGCACCGGTGACGACGGCGACTGAACACCGGCAAGCCTCCCTGCTGACCCGCTACCGCACCCTCGGCCGATCCCAGCGGCGTGCCCTGGCCCGGCAGGCGTCGCCCGAGCTGCGGACAGCCCTCGCCGCGGTTGAGCAGCAGATGGCGCTGGACCGCTCCCCGGGGGCCATGGCGGCGGTCCTCACCGAGGGGAGGGAGAAGCAGGCCCCGCACCTGGCGCTGATCGACCAGGCGTTCGCCCGGATCGCTGCGGGGGAGCGGTTGCAGGTCATGCTGACGATGCCGCCACGGCACGGCAAATCGCAGCGGGCGTCCCGCTGGGGGCCGCTGTGGTACCTGCGCCGGCACCCCACCCACCGCGTCATGCTCGCCTCCTACGGCGCCGACCTCGCCGACGACCACGGCCGGTGGGTCCGCGACCAGCTCCGCGAATACGCCGACACCCTCGGCATCACCCTCAACCCCGCCTCCCACGCCGCAAACCGCTTCGACCTCGAGGCGCCCCGCGGCTCCAGCGTCCGCGGCGGCATGGTCACCGCCGGTGTCGGCGGCGGCCTCACCGGCAAAGGCTTCAACCTCGGCGTCATCGACGACCCCTTCAAAGGCCACGACGACGCCTCCAGCCCCGCGCAACGCGAACGCGTCTGGGAGTGGTACCGGTCCGTGTTCTTCACCCGCCGCGCCCCCGGCGCCTCCATCATCCTCATCAACACCCGCTGGCACGAAGACGACCTGTCCGGCCGACTCCTCGCCCACGAACCCCACCGCTGGCTCCAGATCGACCTCCCCGCCATCGCCGACAGCCCCGACGACGCCCTCGGCCGCAGCATCGGAGACCCCCTCTGGCCCGACCAGTACGACGCCGCCGAACTCGCCGACACCCGCGAGTCCGTTGGTGAACGCGTCTGGTACGCCCTCTACCAGCAGAAGCCCCGCCCCCTGGAGGGAGGCGTCTGGAAGTGGGCGTGGATCACCGGCAACCGCCTCACCCTCGAAGCCTGGCCCGGCATCACCCCCACCCGCGTCGTCGTCGCCGTCGACCACGCCGGCGGCGACTCCGTCCGCAACGACGAAGTCGGCCTGGTCTCCGCGGCCCGCGACGCGGACGGGGACCTGTACGTGCTCGACGACCGCTCCCGGACCATGGGCGCCGACACCTGGGGCACCGAAGTCTGCAAGCTGGCCATCGACCGCCAAGCCGACGCGATCATCGTGGAGAACAACTTCGGCGGAGACATGGCCGCCCAGGTCGTCCGCCAGGCCTGGACCGAACTCCAGCGACAGGGCGAAACCGGAGGCATGCTCATGCCGTCGATCATCGAAGTCCACGCCAAGCAGGGCAAACGCCTGCGCGCAGAGCCCATCGCCCAGCTCTACAAGCAAGGCAAGGTCCACCACGTTGGAGAGCACACGGAGCTCGAAGGGCAGATGGTTACCTGGCTTCCCGGCATGGACTCGCCCGACAGGATGGACGCTGCCGTACATGCCCTGACCGAGCTCGCAGACCCCACCCAACAGGGCCTGGGTACGCAGCCCTACCGGGACCAGCGTCTGCGTGGTCGCCGGTAGGGCCAGGGGAACCCGCAGGCTCCGCGCCCGTACCCTGTTGATCAGGCGCGGGGCCTGCGAGCAGAGTGGAATCTCTGGTGGGCCTCATCGCCGGCGTCCAGCGCGCCAAGGCCGTTGTGATCGACGCCTGGTCGTGGCTGAACTACAAGCCGATCTACGCCGACCCCCGCGGCATGCCCCACCGCCGGGCGTTCCCCGAGGCCAAAGCCACCTGGGTCCCCGCCGGCGACGAACGCCGCCTCGCCGCCTACAAGCTGCTCCAGGCCTACGACAACAACCAGGCCGCCGAACTCGCCGAAGTCCTCGACGGGCCCGAGGCCCGCGAGAAGCGGGAGTTCGGCGACCCGTCCATGTTCGTCGAGGCGATCCTCGCCCACGTCCTCGGCCGGGAGCAGACCATCACCGTCCCCGGCGCGGAGAGCACCGACGGCGACACCGACCGCGCGATGGCCGAACGAGTCCAGACCCTGCTGCGGGACTGGGCCGAGGACGAGCTGCTTCCGATGCGGATCCAGCAGACCGAACGCAAGGCCGTCGCCCTCGGAGACGGCGTGTACCGGCTCGCCTGGGACCCCGCCAAGCAGCGCGCCACCGTCCGGGCCGTCGACCCCGGCTTCTACTTCCCGCTGGTCGGCGAGGACGACGACGGCGGCGAGTTCCCCACCCGCGTCCACTTCGCGTGGGAGCTCCCCGAGGACCCGCGCCGCGACCTCAAGGCCCGCATCCGCCGCATCACCTACGAACTCGCCCCGATCGGCGCGGCCACCGCCGCCGGCGCCGACGAGAACGGGCGCGCCGTACGCGCCATCCTCACCGCCCCGGACACCGACGGGAACCTGGTCCCCGTGGTCGGGCAGGGCGACACCGTCGACCCCGACACCGGCACCGTCACCCGCCTCTACCCGTGGAACGACACCCCGTCCGCCGTCACCTGCTACCTCACTGACGCCACCTGGAACCTCGAGGACCTCAAAGGCCAGCCCGACGTCGACTCCCTGCCGCTGGACAAGGCCACGTTCGCGACCCGCTCCGACGGAGAAGTCCTCGACCACCTGGACCTGCTCATCGACTTCCTGCCGGTGATCCACGTCCCCAACACGGTGCCCGCGGCGGAAGAGCACTGGGGCCAGTCGTCCCTGGCCAAGGTGTTGCAGGTGTTCGACGAGCTGGCATCGTCCGACACGGACTCCAGCCGCGCCTCCGCCACCACCGGCCTGCCCATGGTCGCCGTGTCCGGCTTGAACGAAACCCGTACCCAGATGGACGTCGGACCGGGCGCCCTGTTCAAGCTGGGCGAGAACGGCAAGCTCACCGCGGTCGACACCTCCTCCGCGCTCCGTGAGCTCCGCGAGCACGTCCACGACCTCGAGGACCGCGCCGCGAAGGTATCCCGGCTGCCCGCCGTCGCCCTCGGCACCATCGACCCGTCCAAGGCCCCCTCCGGGTATGCCCTCGACATCTCGCTGGGCCCGCTGGACTCCCTCATCGGCAGCATGCGCCTCGCCCGCGACCACAAGTACCAGCTGCTGCTGAAGTTCGTTCAGCGCCTCCACCAGGCCGGCCAGCACCCCGACTGGACCGGCATCCGCGTGCAGCCCGCCCGCCTGGTGTTCGGCCCGTACAAGCCCACCGACCGGGCCGGCATCCTCGAGCAGGTCACCCTCGGCGTGGAGAAGCGCGTCATCAGCAAGGAGACCGGCATCCGCATGCTGATGGAGGCCGGATTCCCCATCGACGACATCGAGGAAGAGCTCAAGCGGATCGACGCCCGCTCCTTCTCCGACGCCCGCGACCTCGCCGACGCCCTCAACAACCCCGAGGAGGTCGCCAACTTCCTCGGCCGGCAGGCCCCCGACGAGCCCGAAGCCCCGCCCATCGTGCTGCCCACCGCAGGAAACGACGACGACACCGACGCCGGCGACGAAGACCCGGCGCAGGGGAGCGGGGGGAACACCCCGTGACATCTGTGCTGCACTTGGATCTAGGCGCGGGGCCTGGAGAACTGTCCATGGG